CGCGGCGTGATCACGCGCCAAGACAATGAATTCTGGCTGATTGCGGCCTGAGAGGACAATCTGAAATGACACTTCGGACCAGCACCTGCGCTCTCGCGCTGGACGTGAAATCGTTGTCCGATTCCGGCGTGATCGAAGGCTATGCATCCGTATTCGATGAGAAGGACTACGGCGGCGATATCGTGTCGCGCGGTGCGTTCAAGAAATCGGTCAAGGCGCGCGGCGCTCGCGGCATCAAGATGCTGACCGATCACCGCTCTGAAAACCGCGTCGGCGTGTGGGAGCAGATCGCAGAGGACAGCAAGGGCCTCATCGTGAAGGGCCGGCTTCTCATGGAAAAGCAACTCGCCAAGGACGCCTATATCGACCTGAAGGAAGGCGCGCTCGACGGTCTCTCAATCGGCTTTGTCACGATTGCCGACCAGATGGACCGTGCGAAAAACGCACGCATCCTGAAGGAGGTCGATCTTCGCGAGATCAGCCTCGTCAGCTTCCCGATGCTGGACAGCGCCCGCGTGACGGGCGTGAAAACGCTGGCCGAACTCGGCCAGGATGACATTCGCGAGATCGAGGCCGCCTTTCGGATGAAGGGTCTCTCGCGAGCGGACGCCGTGAAGGCGGTCTCGGGCCTCAAGGACTGGCTGGCGCGCGATGCGTCGGCACCGATCACGGACCTTCGCGATGAAGGCGCTGCGGGCGAACTGGCGGAACTGATCCGCCGCAACACCGCCATCCTGTCACCGTAGAGGAAAAAGACAATGGACATGACCGAGTTCAAAGGCCTGCTCGACAAGCAGGGCGAGGCCTTCGAGGCGTTCAAGGCGACGCACGAAGAGCTGAAGAAGAACGACGCGCTCACCGCCGAAAAGCTGACGCGCATCGAGAAGTCGCTCGACGACGCCGTCGAGGCGAAGGCCAAGCTTGAGGCCGCCATGAAGGCGGAGGCGAAGGAGCGCGAAGACCTGGAGGCGAAGTTCAATCGCCTCGGCATTTCCGGCACCAAGGAAAGCGCGCAGCGCGTCCTCGAACTCAAGGAGTTCAACGCGACGGCGAAGTCCGCTGCGGTGGCGCGCCAGCAGTCCTTCACGCCCATCGACGACAAGGGCTACGACGAATACAAGGGCGCCTTCAATCGCTGGATGGTTGACGGCGATCGCGCCCTTTCCGACGCCGAGTTCAAGACGCTCTCGGTCGGCTCTGCGCCGGACGGCGGTTACTTCGTCACCCCGGACGTGACCGGCCGGATCGTCAAGAAGGTTTTCGAGACCAGCCCGATCCGTCAGTACGCGAGCGTCCAGGCGATCACCACGGACGCTCTGGAAGGCATCGAGGACACCGGCGAAGCGGGTGCCGGGTACGCTGGTGAGCATGGAACGTCCGGCGACACCACGACCTCGCAGGTCGGGAAGTGGCGCATCCCGGTCTGGTGGATCGACACCGAGCCCAAGGCGACCCAGCAGCTTCTCGACGATGCCGCGGTTGACATCGAGTCGTGGCTTGCGGGCAAAGTCGGCGAGAAGCTCGGCCGCTTCGAGAACGCCGAATTCGTCACCGGCTCCGCGAACAAGATCCGCGGCATCACGGGCTACACCACGGCGGCTGACTCCGGCAGCGGCGTGACGTGGGGTACCATCGGGCATGTGGTCACTGGCGTGAACGGTGACTTCGCCGCGTCTGCAAAGGGCGACAAGCTCTACGACGTCATGGGCTGCCTGAAGGATGAGTATCTTGCCGGCGCCGCCTGGTTCACGCGCCGTGCGGTTGTGACCGCGATCCGGAAGTTCAAGGACGGCCAGAACAACTATCTCTGGCAGCCCTCGTTCATCGCCGGCCAGCCGGAGACGATCATGGGCTACCCGGTCGCGCGCATGGACGACATGCCCGCTCTGGCGACGGACAGCTTGTCGCTGGCCTTCGGCAACATGGCGGCGGCCTACCAGATCGTGGATCGGATGGGCGTTCGCGTGATCCGCGACAACCTCACGTCGAAGCCCTACGTGAAGTTCTACACCGCGAAGCGCACCGGCGGCGCGGTCGTGAATTTCGAGGCGCTCAAGTTCCTCAAGTTCGGCACCTAACGGATGTGGCGGCTGACCTGAGGTCAGCCGCCATTCTTCTTCCCAAACTCCCTGATCGAAAGGAAATCGGCAGATGACCGATTTGGCGAACAACCTGCATTTTGTGCGCGGGATTTCTCCGCAGGCCGCGCGGACCGACAACACGGCAATCGTCTCCGAAGTCTGCGATACCAAGGGCTATGGCTCTTGCGTTTTCGCGATCATGAACGGCGCGAACACCGACGCCAATGCGACGTTCACGGTTCTGGTCGAGGACAGCGAAGCATACGGAAGCGGCTATGTCGCCGTCGCCGACGAATACCTGACCGGGACGGAAGCGCTGGCGAGCTTCGATTTCGCCGATGACAACGAGTGCCGCAAGATCGGCTACACCGGCATCAAGCGCTATGTGCGGGTGACGATCAACCCGGCCGGCAACGACAGCGGCAACATCTTCGTCGCCGGCGTCTGGGTTCTCGGTCACGCCGAGCGCGCCCCGACCGCCAACCCGCCGCAGTAAGCGCGATGATTGCGCCTTCGCTTATCACGGGGCCGACTGAGCCTCCGGTCAGCCTTGCCGAAGCGAAGGCGCATCTCCGCGTCGATTTCACAGACGACGACACGCTGATCTCTGCGCTGGTCGATGCCGCGACGGCGCATATCGACGGCCACACCGGCATCCTTGCCCGCGCGCTGGTGACGCAGACCTGGAGGCAGGACTTCTGCCACTGGCCGGGCGATCGCGTGCTGCGGCTGCCTCTGGCGCCCGTCGCGTCTGTGTCGTCGGTGAAATACTTCGACGCCGCGAACGCCGAAATCACGGTTGATGCGATCGGGAACTACGCGCTGCTCGAAGATGCGCGCGGCCCATACATCAAGTTCACATCCGATTTTGCCGCCCCGGCGCTCTATGACGAGCGTGACGACCGCATCAAGGTCACGTTCGTCGCCGGATATGGCGATCCTTCCGATGTTCCGGCCGCGATCCGCGCCGCGGTGCTGCTGATCGTCGGCGATCTCTACAAGAACCGCGATGCCGGAGAGACGTCACCGAACGCCGCCGCGACGGCGCTGCTGACGCCATATCGCCGGGTCTGGTTGTGACGATCGAAGCCGGGCGGCTTCAGCACCGGGTCAGGTTCGAGCGGCAGACGACGACCGACGACGGCCACGGCAATGCGCTGGCCGAATGGGCTCCGATCCCTGGGCTGGCCGGGGTATGGGCCGGGTTCCGCCCGCAGTTCGGCAACGAGAGCCTTCAGGCCGGACGCCTGGAGGCGACGATGCGCGGGACGCTGACGGTGCGCCGCTCGACTGGAACCGCCGGCGTCACGGCGTCGGATCGTGTCGTCTTTCTCAATGCGCCCTATGCGGGCGTCACCTGCCAGATCAGAGCCGTCGTGCCGACGCCGGACCGCGCGCTGATCGAGTTCGTTATGGAAACCGGCGTCGCCCAATAGGAGCACGACATGACATTGAACGTGAAGGCCTCGATCACGGGCACGCTGCTGACGACCGGCGACCTGTCGGAACTGTCGGCCAAGCTGGCGAACGCGCTGGCCGAGATCAGCTACGATCAGGGTTCCGGCGCCGCGCAGGCCGACAAGGTGTTCGCGGACACCCGCACGCTCGCGGCATCGACCACCGAAGACCTCGATCTTGCCGGTTCGCTGACCGGAATCGACGGCGCCGCCTTTGCCCCGGCGAAGATCAAGGCGATCATGGTGATCGCCGCCGCCGGTAATACCAACGATGTCCATGTCGGTGGCGACGCCAACGGGCTGGCCGGGCTGTTCGGCGCGGTGAACGATCTCATCGTGGTGAAGCCCGGCGGCGTGTTCCTGTGGGCGGCCCCGAGCGGCGGGCTGACCGTGACGGCCGGGACCGGCGACATTCTCCAGGTCGCGAACTCCAGCTCCGGCTCGTCCGTGACCTACTCCATCGTCATCATCGCCGCGTCGGCCTAAAGCCTGTGGCGCGGCTATCGCCTGAAGCGCAGCGATCGCTTCAGGCGCTGCGGCGCGGGCTGATCCACGACCTGCCCGCGCTGCTGAAGAACGAAATGATCGGGGCCGTCGACGAAGAGGCCGCGGCGCTGGTCGACCTGATGAAGTCCGTGGCCCCGGTCGATGTGGACGCCGCCAACGGCGCGCCGCCCGGCACTCTGCGCGACTCCCACAACTACATCCTGATGGAGCGCGGCCTGCGCGCCGTCATCAAGGCGGGCGACGGCATCGACTACGCGATCCACGTCGAGCAGGGCACCAAGCACGCCCCGCCGCATTCGTGGTTCTGGCCGTCGTATCGGCTGCGGCGGACAGCGATCCGGCGGCGGCTGGCGCGTGGCGTCACCCGGGCGATCAAGTTCTGGAACATGAACGGGAGGCCGGCGCGATGAAAAGCAGCGGCGCGGCCGCTCACGACGCATTGATCGCGTTCCTGAGGGCGGCCCCAGCGGTGACGGCGCTGGTCGGCCAGCGGGTCTATGACCGCGCCCCGCAGGATGTCCCGTTCCCCTATGTGACGCTCGGGCTATCGAGAACGGACAGGTTCAGGGTTCAGGGCTCTGACGGGTGCAGCCTGTTCTGCGAGGTCAACGGCTGGACGCGGACGACAAGCGGCGGAAAGTACGAAGCCGAGACGCTGCGCGCCGCGCTTGAAGATGTGCTGGACGACGCCGCGCTGACGGTGAGCGGCCACAGATTTCAGGGATGCTGGGTTGAAGGCGGCACGGTCGACCGGCTCGGCGACGGGCTGACGGTTCGGGTCTCGATCAACCTTCGCATCGACACACTCATCCCGGCTTAGGCCGGCTGCCCATGCGCGCCCTTGGGCAAGGCGTTC